TAAGAGATAAGAAACACACAATAGCTCAAAGGATGGGTAGGATGGAAAAAGTACTTACTCAATTATATTTAACCAATGTAAACTTTGGTGAGCGAATAAAGAAAATGGAAGAAATATTATTTAAAGAAGAAACAGATGAGTGATAGTAGAAAAGCATACGAGGAAGAGTTTGGTAATCTACCAACTAATAGTCAAGAAAGAAAAAGGATTCCTATTTATACTGGAGTCATTAAATACTTTCCAGATGCATTAGCAGAATTAGCTAGAGTATCTTTAATAGGAAACGAGCAACATCATCCTAATGAACCTTTACATTGGGATAGAGAGAAGAGTACAGATGAGCTAGATGCTTTAGCCAGACATCTAGTAGAAGCTGGTAAGATAGATACAGATGGTGTAAGACATAGTGCAAAGGTTGCATGGAGAGCTATGGCTAACCTACAAAAAGAATTAGAGAACTCTAATCAAAGAGATGAGCAATGGTATATTGACCAATACAATAGAAATAGATGAGTTTAATAAGAAACAGTAACCAAACAAAGCAAGGCTTGGACTTTACAGGTATACAGAATGGTAAGATACATCCTTCTGATATAGATGCTGTATTAGAGTTTGACAATGAAGCTTTAATATTAATGGAGGTTAAGAGGACAGGCAATCCTATACCTACAGGTCAAAGATTATTATTAGAAAGATTGTGTGATAGTTGGCATACAAACAAGAGTATTGTTTTATATGTTACTCATGATTATATGGATGATAGTAGAGACATACCCTTAACTACTTGTTCTGTAAATTCTTGTTATTATAATAAGAAATGGATGGATGTAGACAACGAACCACTAAGAATAGTTTTAAATAAATTAGGGTTTAATTGGGATATAGATAAATTAATTTTTGATAATTAAAATATTTGTTATATATTGCAGTTATTAACAATAAATATAATAATTATGAAAAACAAAACATCAAGCAATGAACTTTTTTTAAGAGCCATACATAGAGATGAAACAGCTTTTAATAAAATTAACAACACCTTAGTAAATCTTTTTACAGTACAAAACTATTTTTTAAAAAAAGCTACAGCTAGTTCTGACGATTTATTGTGTCAAGAAAGGTTGTCTAAAATGAACACTCTTATTGATGAAGTATTAGCTATCAAGCAAGGTGTAGAGAGAGAAATAATAGAAAAAAAACAAATAACAATAGAATAAAACAATGGAAGAAACAACAGTAATTTACGATTCAGTTACATTAGTATTAAGAGGCAAGTTTGAAGCTGGCTCAACAGGCGACTACTTTGATGCACCAGAACCCAAGTACTTTGAGATACATGAGGTAATGTGTGGTAAACAAAACATCATAGACATTTTAGATACTGATGTATTGTTAGAGCTAGAAGAATTAGCTGTAGAACAATACTCAGACTTTGCATAACAAAAACAATAATTATGGCAATATCAAATCAAATATTTGAAACTTACAGAAGTCAGCAAAGAATAGCTGAAAGAAACAAAGCAATAGTTCTTTTGCGCAAAGAAGGATATACTATCTTTGACCCAGAAGGAAATATATTAAACGACACAAGAAGAACATCATATAAGTAGTTATGACCGTATTGTTTGATGCAGATAGTTTGGTGTGGGCATCTTGCTTTAGAGCAGAAGATGATTTAGAACAAGCAAAGATAGAGTATGATAACTCTTTTGATAATATACTAATAAATCTATATGGTCGTTATGATATTGATACAGTTATTACTTTTAACAATAGTAGTGGAAATTTTAGAAAGCTCTTAGATAAAAGTTATAAAGCAAACAGGAAAGGTAGTGAGCTTCCTTTAATACTGAGGGAGTTGCATGACTATGTTACTGAGAAATACAATGGGATAAAAACCTGTGGTGTTGAAACAGATGACTTGGTTGCTAGATACTGGAAACATATATCAGAAGAAGATGGTAGAGATAATGTAATCATCTTAGCATTAGATAAAGATTATATGCAACTACCAGCTTTAATATACAACTATCATTACAATCACCAATGTATGTATGATGTATCAGAAGTAGAAGCATTAAACAATTTCTACACACAAATGATAGTAGGCGACACAATAGACAATGTAAACTATTGTAGAGGTTATGGTAAGAAGTATGCAGAAAAGATATTAAAAGACTGTACAACTCATTATCAGTTTACTAAAAAGGTGTACGAGTTATTTAAAAAAATATATAAACAAAAAGCAAAATTAAAATATATACAATGTTATAATTTACTTAGATTAAGAACAGAATGAGAGACGGAATATCTGATTCTAAGATAGCAGAGTACTTTGCTTTGACTACTTATGAATTAGAGAAAGGAACAAGTGTTGAAGAGATAGAAGATATTTTGAGGGAATACGAAGAAAGAGAAATGTATTTAGAATGTGCAGGCATATATAATGCGTTAGAGGTTTACAAGTTTACTGCTACTGTGGACATAGCTAGGTTTGTTAGCCAAGATAAAATAAAAGATAATATTAAATTTATAGAAGATGATAGAGAAAATAAGAAAGGAAGTTGAACAAGCAACAATGCAAGACTTATCTGTTAAGAGGAGACAAAGAGAATTAGTTTATGCAAGAGCAATATACTTTAAGTTGTGTAAAGAGAAATCAACTTTAACATTACAACAAATAGCAGACACACTAGGTGTTAATCACGCTACGGTTCTTCATGCAATCAAGAATGTATTTCCTACAATGATAGAGCATGAGCCTTTATATAAAGAGATTTACGAGACGATTAGAGACCAAGAGGACCTTGCCTATCTAAAAGAGAATTACAACGCTCTAAGAAAGAGATACGATAATCTATTGAGAATAAAAACAGAAGAAATATCTGACAGTCATTTAGAGCTTGTTAATATTGTAAGACAAGTTCCTGATAGACATATAGAGGTAGCAAAGGTTAGAGTAAAGGCAATGGTAGATATGATTAAGAACTATGCGTAAGATAAAAGTATTAAACCCAGATGCAGTTCAATGGTGTATAGCTAATGACTTTTACATCTATCCTGTTACAAAAGATAATCTTAATTATAATATCGTTGTAGAGAAAGGAAACAAGAAAGCAATCATACAGGAAAAGTATAACAAAAAGTCTGTGCAAGAAGGGATTGCAGATGTTTACTTAAAGCTTTACAAAAAACATAATACAAAATAATCGTTATCATTATATGTCAAGAGCTAAAAAGAATAGGTCTACAGAAATAAAGAGAACAGACGGTAGAAAGAACAACAAAAGGCTTGCTCCTAAGCCAATATCCACAATAAAGAAGCTACAACCTGCGAGGCAAAATAAAGCCAAGAGAGAGCGTATCTCTTCTTATGCGACCAATGCTATGAAAGAAGTGTTTGGAAGCGAGAAAGAGGCGTTTAAGCACCTTGCTGAGCTTGCTAAGAAGAACTTTACTCACATGAAACTACTAATGGAGTATGCTTATGGTAAACCATCAGATAGTATAAATGATTCTACTAAGAATAATAAAGTACAAGTTCCTGTAATCAATTTCTTTAACAACAAGGAGAGTCAAATAGATGATGACATCATAGATGTAACTCCAGAAGATGAATAGCAACATAAATCTACATAGTAAATACATTCCTTTGTTTCAATCAAAGAGTAGATACTTTGTGATTACTGGAGGTAGGGGTAGTGGTAAGAGTTTTGGAGCTGCTCTGTTTCTACTGAACCTAACCTATGAGCATGGACATAAGATTCTATTTACTAGGTATACTTTAACATCAGCCAACACATCTATTATTCCTGAGTTCATTGAGAAGATTGACTTGATGGATGTACACAGAGATTTTAGGATAACTAAAGATGAGATAATAAACCTAAAGACAAACAGTTCTATAATGTTTAAGGGTATAAGAACCTCATCAGGTAATCAAACTGCAGCTCTTAAATCATTAAATGGTGTAACTACTTTCGTTGTAGATGAAGCTGAAGAGCTTTTAGAAGAGGATGTGTTTAACAAGATTGACTTTTCTATTCGTACACAAGGTAAACAAAACAGATGTATTTTAATATTAAACCCAGCTACAAAAGAGCATTGGATATATCAGAGATTCTTTTTATATAAAAACATAAAGGGTGGTTACAATGGTAACAAAGATGATGTAACTTACATACATACAACGTATGAAGATAACAAAGACAATCTATCTGACTCATTTCTTACACAGATATATGATATGAAGAGAAGAACACCTTCTAAATTTGAGCATATTATTTTAGGAGGTTGGATGGAGAAAGCTGAAGGAACAATAATTAGAAACTGGAAGGTTGGAGAGTTTGCACAAACAGAATTAACTTGCTATGGGCAAGACTTTGGGTTCTCTATGGACATGACAACGCTTGTAAAGGTATCTGTAGACAGAGAAGTAAGAAAAGTATATGTAAAGGAGGTTTTTGGTAAAACAGGGCTTTCTACGTCAGATATAGCGTTTATGAATAGGAAAGAATGTGGAGCAGATTTAATCATTTGTGATAGTTCTGAACCTAGATTGATAAAAGAATTAAAGAACACAGGTTTAAACATAAGACCAA